CATAATAACCGGGTAAAGGCATGCCGCGAACAGCACTTAAAGCTGGTATTATTCGTTCTACATAATCCAATTTAGCTGGTACAGTTAAAGCATTCTCCCCGTAAATATAAATTTTCTCTGGAAGTACATTCATACTATTATCCTATTATTAATGCATCGTCTCCATAATTTATATTGCCAGTGCCAAGTATGCTGTCTGTACTGTAACCGGTGAGCTCATCGCCTATATTAATGCTGGATGCATTAGTTCTCAAATCATACACGCCAGAATATATGTTTGCTATTTTACCATTTATGTATCTGAAATATGTTTTAAAAATATACATCACACCAGACATGTCTCTGCCTAGATAGGTGATACTGTACGTCTCAGTTTCACTGCTGTAGCTTAACAAAGGTTTGTCTATGGAAACTATGTTAACATTCAATGAGGACAGAGTGAAGCTGGCCACATCATTCACTGTTAGATTGTCTCTCTTGGCAAATGGGTACAATTGGGTGAAGTTGAGAGTGCGCAGATCAATACTATAAATTTCTGGATATAAAATCTTACTGTTTGTAGCGCTTAATTCAGGGAACAGAACAGTCTTGCAAATTATCAATGCATTTTCCACTTCATTGAACCACACAGTGGATATCTTTTCCAAATCGCTATTGCCTGTCTTAAAGTACACATCACTTCTTGTGGAACCTATTATTTGATTGGTTTCATAATTGAATTTGAGCTTATCAAAAATTGTGTAGTTTACTGTGTCAATCTGCAGCACATCATAATAAACATCCAATCCTACAGTGTTATTGTATATTTCGTTCTGAATTAGAGTATCATATTTTATGAACACACTGCTCAAAGCTGCTGAAGCAGGAGCAATAGTATCAGAATTAGAGCTTCTGAAATATATTTCGCCTATGTCCACATACTTGAGCTCATAGACGCTTCTTCTCTTTTTCATGGAAAAAGCTTCTGTAAGTGCTTTGGTGTCACGATTGGGTAATTTGTAATTTAAGAAATTATTATTCTCTGTATATGAGGGCTGTAGAAATACTGTGGAGCAAATGGGTATGCCTCGGTACAGATACAGGTAATTGTCCAAGGTGGAGTAAGCAGATTGCGGTGGGTTATAGTTGAAGATGCCTGGATTCACAGTATTAGCTCTGCCATTAGGGCCGGTAGGGTTCATGCCTGCATCATACAGTGTATTGTAGTACACATTGGAATCTTGGTTGAAGCTGGATCTGTCTGAAGAATAATCATCAAATATTTCACCATTTTTTCCAGTAAATGTTACACCATCAGCTATGAAGCATTCAAAGTCTTTTTCTATGTAGCTGGGGCAAAACTTTTCTGGTAAAAACCTGTATGAGGCCAATGGAGTGGGTGCATCTGAAAGATAGAAACGTGGTGGTCCTTGATTGTAGGCAGAGGTAGATGTTGCAAATGTGCCACCTTGAAGCCAATATCCTGAACCAGGAGGAATGTTTGCTGTAGTTTTTAAGATTATACCAGAGTATCCATTTACAACATCTTGTACTGTATAGTCAAAATTGAACCCTGAAACACTATCATAATAAAAATGACCGTTTATAAGTAAACAGTAATAAATTTTTTCTTTTACTCTATTTAAAAGATACTTTACTAAATCGTCTATAAGTCTACTTGGATGGGAATTTTTATATATACTATACTCGTTACCGAATATATCGCTTTTATAGTTAACTAATGTTTTATTTGTAGAAACTAATGTACCTATTCTTTCATCCATAGGGTATCTTGTAATAGGGAACAAAGGAAATGTATCTTTATTAGCCCAAACCTTTTTTAGATCGCCTGTAAAAAACTCTTGACTATCTACATATCTTGATATGCCTTGAGGCGAATCCTGCAAGCTCTGCTCTCTGCTTTGGTAGCCTCTAAACGTTTGATAATACGGGTTACTGTCAGCTTCACCGAATCTATATTGATTAGAGAAGTCGACTTTTAAATCATAATTGTTTTCTTTAAAAATTAAAGGCGAAGTAAAATTTTCTTTTGTAAGACCGCTAATATTGCCATATTCGCTTGGATCAGGAAAAACATAGAGTGTGTTGGCGCTTAAAGTTGACGCATTTACTTGAGCAGCGAAGTCTTTTGAAACAAAAGTGGTTAATCCTAATTTATCTGGCTTAAAGAACAGTCCTATTTCTTTGCCAGTTTTTAGAAAATTATCACTTGCTACTGCTGCTACAGATGGGTATCTTTTATTTAAATAATTTGCAAATTTATTTTTTGCATCGAAAAGTAACCCTGTGACGTAATTTGTTTGTGTCGAGCCTGTTGAAAGAAAATAATAACTGGTACCCATGAACTTGGGTGTGAGCAACTTATCCAGATTTAAATTTAAATTGTCTTTATTATTTGTATTAATAGCATTAATAAAATCACTATCTTTTAAATAGATTAGATCCTGTGGCGATACTGTAGGGGTAATTGAGAAATTGTTTGTACCCAGCTCAATAAGATAAAACGGATATCCAGTAATAGCTGTTACTATTGCGGAATTTAAATCAACAAAAACATCACTATTTACATCGTATTGATTTAAAGAAAAATATTTACTTCTATCATCTTCTTGTGATAAACCATAATCTGATGGTTTCTTATTAGGGCTTACATCCAAATAATTACTATAAGTATCATACAAATCGCTTACTTCTACAACCAGATTATTTCTTACTTCACTTAATGATAATCCTAAAGTTGATATAAGGTCAACTAGATCCTCATTTTCAAGGCTCTTGGAAACTTCATTATAAATTAATTTTTCTAAACCTAGATCAGAACCTCTTAAATTAAATTTTATATTGGCTGAATTTACTTCATCTCGTAGAGTACTATAATATAAACAGATTTCTTTAATTTTTGTTGAAAAGAAGGGAATAGCTATAGCTAAATCTCTATTATTATTGACGTCTATATTCTTTAAAAATCTTCTCTCTTCAGTTGAACTATGGTTAATAACTATTTCACTAATTAATTGAGTGTATAAATCTCTTGATGAAATAGTTTGTTCTTCTACTGTTAAATTTTTCTTTTGGTACCAATTATTGAGATAAGACTGGTATCTAGATAAAAACTCTTCAGCATTTGTATATAAACTACTATTGTACTGCAACCACTCATTAAACGTTAATGGGTCGTTGTAATCTACAGGGGTATCTACTGGATTAGTTGATGTTATCGATACATCTTTAATTTTTTCGTCAAAATAATTAAAATTATCGGGCATCTAATTATTTAATTGTTATATACAAGGTCGCTAGCGCTTAATATTAGTCTAAGTCCTTTTGTTAGTTCATAGCTTAATATATTTTCCATTATTCCATTAACTTTAGACCATTCTTCAAAGCTACTATTAGAATAGCTTAAAGTTGTATATGGGTTATTCCAGTCTATGATATTATCATATACATTGTCATTATATTTTTCAATATACTTGTAAAATTTGTAATAATCTTTAATCTTCACCCCAGATACTGCTGCAGGCAAAACAAGTCCCCATGCCCAATTATAATTAAATGAAGATAAAGGTACAGATTCATTAATATTAAGACCGGGTATAAGGGTCCTATTTACAATTGTATAGGTGTTAGAAAATATTTCGTATGCTACAACAGGAGTATAGGCTGTAACTCTACTAGTAAGTACAGATAATTCGTCACCTAAATTAACAGCCTTCGAATTAGGATAAGAACCCAATTTATTATTAAAATTTAAATCATATTTATTTTTATCGCCCCATAGCTTTTTATGTTTAATAGACAGTAAGTTGACTAGCCTTTCAATCTGAGGAGGAAAGGGGTAATTATATTGTTCAAATTGTACAGACAGTTCATTACAAATACTTAAAAGCGAATCCAGATTAACAACATCGACATCGCTTTTATTGCTTACAAAATTTGCAATTTTTTCATAAACTGTTTTACCAAGTTCATAGGGCTGGGCGGTTACACCGCCGACTATTGTACCTAAAAAAGTTTTAAAAAATTTATTACATTCGCTTAATAGGTCATTATAAGCTAATGAATAGTAAAACCCTTCTGCATTAAAATCTTCATTAATTTTATACAAATTATATTCCCCGGTATGCGGTAATAGTTTAAATAAGTTGCTACTGCCGGTAATAACCCTATCTAAAGTAGATTTTACTGCATATTTGTTTGACCATCTTTGGCCTAACCAATCACCATAAGCTTGAAACTGTTTCATTTGAAATGAGCTTAATTCGTTTTCAAAACTATTTGGCGGGTATTCGAGTCTCACACTTGACATATTATTGTAAGCATCAGTAGGCTCTTGATTTAAATCAATAAAATATAATTTTTGATCAAAGTTATTAATTACCCAAACAAAATCACCCGTATCACATGCAATGCCACCGGCGCTTCCTATATATGAAGTTTGATTAGCGCTACCCGCTTTAAAATATGTTTTTTGTAAAGTATTTTTATTTATTTTAGTAACTGTCTGTTGATTTTCGAATACAATTGCGTTTTGTAACGTATCTATAGTTAAGTTACCTATATTCTTGAACCCTTTAATAGGATAACCAGAAAGCAATTCACCTTTATTATCAAATTTATAGAGAAAATCGTTTCTTTGATTAAACTCATACCCGCTAATTAAATTATAAGCAGTCATCCATGCATTGTTATCTCTATCTATAACTACTTCAACAGGGCTTATTACTTTTGGAAATAAAATAGTAGTTAAAAGTTGACCGTAAGTATTATATTTTATAAGAAAGTTAGAAGCGGGGTGAGTATATGTTACCCAAATATTATTATCTATATCTGTATCTACACTAGACGGTAAAAATAAATTCTCGCCAGCGAATCCGCTTAATTGCGGTAAGTTATAGTCAGAGCTTAACAGATACACAATATTACTATTTGCTGGATATGCTACAGATTTAATAACCCCCGTATTACGATCTAATTTTAATACTGATACACTATCGAAAAGCGTCATCCATAAATCGTTTTTAGAATCTAAAGCTAAGCTTCCTGGAGCTGCGCTATTTATTTCCTGTGATCTTAAATCTATATAATTAAGTCCTGATGTCGTTGATAGGGGGTAGGAAGAAAGACTAAAAGAAGACAACATATTGCCATTTACATCAAATTTAAATAATGTATCTCTAGAACCATCGGCAAACCAAGTTTCAAAATCCTTTGTATAATCGGAGCCTGAAGGAATTACTTGTATTGCGTAAACATTTCTATTGCTCTTACTATCATACTTGGTCGTTTCAGAAGATAAAGTTAAAGTTAATAGACCTGTGCAATAACTATATATTTCTTGTTTAAAGTATCTCTGCAATTTATTAAACTGTGGCAATGCTATCCAACCAAATATTGTATCGAGAAACATATTTGGAATATCTCTAATAGCCATAGATGCGCTCAAAAAGCAATTATTACTTACAGTATCAGCTACAAAATAACCTTTGTAAAAACCGCCTATTGATTTAGGTATACTAGGTTCAAAGTCGTCATAAAATTTAACTGCAGTAATAGGACGAACGCCATTCTCTGTTTGCTCAAATAACGCTAATTGTAAATTAAAATATTGAATATTAGATAAATTCGGATGAATAGTAGAAGATTCTAGCTCTTGATATGTTTTAGTAGTAAAGTTCTCATTATCTTTAAGCTTTATAACAAACGGAATTTCGGTTTTTGACCAACTTAATTTTGGAATATCAAATACAGTAGTAGATAATGTACCTTCTCCATCTATACCAGTTGTAGAAATAGATAATTTATCTGCAGGGTTAAATCTTATTTTAGTAAACGGAAATATAGCAGGCTTTAGATTTTGGTATCCTATAGGCATGTATTTTATACTACGATAAGCATCATTTTTAATAGTAAAGCTATCGCTAAATTTTGAACTATCAAAATTTGCAAAAATAAAAATAGGAGCATTTTTTGTCGAGTAATTTTTGACATAATCATCTGCATAGTAAATAGACTTCTGACCGGAAGTACCTGCAAAAAAACTGTTAGGTGTATTTTTACTGCATATTTTTAAGACACCGTTATCAACTACAGTGTAAACTTCAACATTATTAGTACATAGACTATCAACAACTGTATATTCTTCTTTGCCATTATACTCTGTTTTGATATAAAATCTGCTTGTTTTTCTTAAATGAGCCCATTTATCATTATTGTATCTATCTAAATCGATATATTCACCCATAGCACCAGAAGCATATAAATTAATAGTATAGCCTTCAGAGCTTAATGCGGGGTATGATTGCCAGCTATTATACCTATAAAGATCAATGGGATCGGTAAGCTTACCGGCAAGAGTATTAAGAAAAAAACTATCGCTATCTTTAAAAATAATAACATCGGGTATAAAATCTTTTATTTCAATTATAGGTTGATAACTAGAATCGTAAGGTACTCCTTGTCTATTATAAACTGTAAATACAGGTTTATATAATCCAGGCCATTTGTATCTATGTGTTGCAGTAAGTTCATTTGAAAAAGTACCGTCCCCGAAATTCCACTGTACGTATTTGTTAGATATAGCATCAGTTGCAGTTAATAGAGCAGAAGAAGTTAAATTGGGTATAAAAACAAGTGGTGTATTTTCTAACGTATAAGATGATAATGTACTTTTATTAGAATAGTCTTTTATATCAAAATATATGTATGAATAATTTATGAACTGCGGGGAAGTATTAGCCATTAATACTCCTTAGTTATAGTTTGTATAGAAGGAGTAATAATTCTTATCTTATTGCCAAAATCGAGAACATTATTTAGAAATGGGTATTTAAAGTAGGGTAATTTTGTATCTTGCGCTATAATAGATATATCCTTATATGGATAAACAGGATTGTAAAGTAATAAATTAATACCGCTAACTTCAATAGTGTCTTCACCTTGTATTCTTTTGGTTTTTACATCAATTACCCCTTCTATAGCTCTTATTTTATTCGATATATCTGTAAGACTTATAGTTGCGCCCAAATTATTATTAAGGGTAGAGAAATAGTCAGTAAATATTTTAGTTACAAGCTTTTTAAGTGCTTCCGGGTTTCTTTTTGCAGTAATATCTCTAGATATCTCAATAAATGATGTATCAGCAATTGAAGGTGATAATGTTTCGTTATTAAAGTTAATACCGACATCAACAGCTACATATACGGGGTCATTAATAATGACTTCAGATGTAGTAAGTTTGACTTGCTGAAGATCGTTTAACAGTAACTGCTTTTGTGAAGCATTTAAATAATTAGATCGCGATGTTAAAGAAGTTAATTTTTCTAATTTCGGCACAGCGTAAATATACACGTTATTAAAGTTACATGAATCAGCAAATTTTACTTGGTTAAAAAACACTCTGCTAGTATTATTTGGATTTGTTATACCTAAATCAAAGTAATACTTTAAATGACCGGATATATAATCCCAGTTATTGACTGCATAAACAGAAGAAATAATATTACTGTAATTTTTTGAAACATAACTAATAAAATCTTCACTTGTTATAAGTCTATACTGACTTCTAAAAGTATTAATAGAATTTTCTTTAATACTACTTACACTTTCTCTTTCAATGTAAGTGGTAGAACCGTCAATATTTGTAAAATTGATAAGCCCTGCTTGTTGTGCAGTTATGATGTTAAGATTTTCCGGTGTTGTATCCTTTTGTACTTGTGCAAAATTAGGGGTATTGAAGAAAAATAATTTATTATTGTTTAATAGGCCGGGTCCGACCTCGCCTTTATTACCATCGCTCTTTAAATAATAAATAGCAACTTGATCGCCAGGATTTAATTTTTTACCAGTAACATTATTACCGAATTTTATCTCATACCTTTCATTTTCATTTAATCTAATTTCATATGACGTAGAATTAGAGCGTAGTAAAAATAAAGACTGTACTGGTGTCCATTTTTCCCATTTAGCATTTTGAGTTGTGTTATCCTTTACATAAACATCTATATTAAAGTGGTCAATAATAGCGTTATTATTATCGCTATCTATTATAGAAACAGTTAGTATCTCGTAAGGCTCGCCTGTAGCAGTGTAAATCGGATACTCTGTAAAAGTTCCCTGATAAAGCAGATTATTATCCTGTAAATCTGTTAATACTTCTGAAATGTTTGTAGTTTTGAAAAAAGATATGTCATTGTTAAAGGAATAGTTGTATCCGTTTATAGTAAAATAGCTGTATCTTGGAATTGTATAAATATTTGCAGGAAGTGCCGGCTGGCCGGTAGCTAAAAACGGTAATATTGGTGTTTGCGATCCTATTGGTTTGTAACTTAGTAGTTTTACTATTTTATTAATATTTTCATACAATTCTGCTGTAGAAAAAGTACTCTCAGAAGCAGTTTGATTGAGATAAAAAATTAAAACATTGTATGCGTAAGCAATAATATCAATAACTGAAGAAATATTGCTACCCTCAAAATTTTGATCAGTAAATATCTGTTTGCTATTCAATCTTGTAGTGATTAGTGACTTTAAACTGGTAGCATCAAAAGCTACATACTCGTTTTTAAGCAGAGGAAATTGTTCGAATGTTGGCATATTAGTTTATAAAGTTAAATCCCGAATTACTTAGTGTACCTACTAATTTTATCTTGTTATCTTTTTTGATATTCGGTACTACCACTACCAAGGTTATGATATATTGAAAATTAGGCTCATCTACAGCAACATCAACATTTATAACTTTTATACGTGGTTCAAATCTAGATAAATTATCTAATATATCATTTCCTATTACAAAACCTATTGATTCACTTAACTCATTAAAAAGATACCTATTAATATTTAGACCAAATTCGGGATTAAGTGGTTTTTGGCCTTTGGACGTGTTAAATAAATTGAATATAGAGTTTTTTATGGCATTATAATTGTAGCTTAGCTTTAAGTCTCTTACCTCATTAAGTTTAAGAAGTTCATTACTTTTTGTATATCCAAATTCTAAATCTAGCAATAAGTCCGCGTAAAGATACTCTTCGTGTGCTGGCTTTACTTCTTTAATAGAATTGATTTTTATAGTTGCCACATATATATTTATATGGTTTTTATTGATTTAAAACCTATTTCCAGTACGCAGAAGAATAAATAATTTTAATGAATCTCAAGTTCACTAAGCTATTTGAATCAGCCTTGCAAAGATATTCAAATACAGGGTTTCTGGCTGGTGATTTAGTTGTTTTTAAGGATAATGCTTTTAAGGACGAGTGGTACCTGAATGCTGGTACAAATACACAAGAAAAACTTAAACAAATGGCCACAGGCGGTCTAAATTTAAGAGTCTCTGCAGTTAAGAACAAATACCCAGCAGTAGGTGCAGCAGGTGACACAAGCTTTATTGGGTCAGAATCAGATGTTGATATTGTAGCAGAAATTGCACCAGGCAGATACATGGATTTTGTTACTGTTCCAAGCAGACTTTTAGATACAAGAAGCAGCTATCCTAATTTGCCTGATGTTCCAGAGATTTTTAAGAAAGGCGATCCATCCAAGAGAGTAAATATCAAGCCTAAAAAAGTAAAAGATGAAAATCAGGAAGTCCCTTTCTATACACCACAGCAAACAAGACTTTCCGACATAGGCAATAAAAAGCTATCCAAGGGTGATAGAGAATTATTAAACAAAAATGTAAAGATACCTTCAACACCAGTTGCAACTCACAAAGATCCAGCTAGCTACACTTACAATTATTTACCCAAGGGCTAATTTAAGCTCTGAGAGTGCTATTAAGCAAGTGTAGCAATTAATTTCCTGATCAATCACAAAAGAACTTCTATACAGATATTCAGATATAGTTAAAAGATATTGTTTCTTAACATTAATATCATTTTCATTCTTGTCCACATAGTTGAATAAACCTCTTAGTAGAGAAACATAATCATTATTGAAGGCAGATTCATTTTCGATGAGCGCCTTTCTGAGAGTGGTAACGTTTTTGCTTTTAATTTCATTAAATAACAACTGAAGAGTTTGATCACTATCGGATATATCAAGGCTTAGTACCTGATTGACTGAGTATTTTTGAAGCTCATTAATAGTTTTTCTAAGATCTGGATAGTTAGATTTGATAAAAGACAACAAATGTTGCTTTTGATCAGCTGGTATTTCAATCTTTTCATTCTTAAGAATATGTACACATCTTTTTACTGCACCTTCCACTGGAGGTGTAAGATCAAAGCTTTGACACCGACTTTGTAGAGCATTTATAATTCTGTATTTGTAATTGGCAGTCAGAATAAACCGTGTAATGGATGAATACTCCTCCATGGTGTTGCGTAAAGCACGTTGTGCATCAATTGATAGACCGTCAGTTTCATCCAGAATAATCACCTTAATATCACCGTAAAGACTTTTAGATTGCGCAAAGCTGGTAACCTTGCTTCTTATGGTATCAATACCGTTTTCATCACTAGCATTAATGTAAAGATATTGTGATTTTAAGATGTCATTAACAATAATTTTAGCAAGTGATGTTTTACCAATACCTGGTGTGCCAACAAACAGCAAATTTGGTATATTTTTCTGTGTTTGTATTGTTTGAATAAACAATTTAATTTTATCGTTACAAATAAAATCTTCTATGTTTTTAGGTCTGTATTTTTCAACCCACAAACTATTGAAAGTTAGCATTTATTACTTCCCGGAAGAGCCAAATCCTTTTTCGCCCCTTTGAGTTTCTTCAACTTCACCCCATTCTATAGGCATTGAAAAGTTTATATACACAACAAACTGAGCTATCCTGTCACCGACACTAATTTTATAGTCAGTATCCGAAAGGTTATACAGCTTAACACCTGCATCACCTCTATACCCACAATCAATGATGCCTGGATGAGCTAAAATACTATGCTTAAATCCAAGCCCGCTGCGAGATTCGACTTTTATCCAATAACCTTCAGGTATTGCAGCGAATTTTAAGCCGACTCCCACTACTGCACTGCCTTTTGCAGGTAATACTGCTTCTTCAACTGAAAAAACATCATAACCTGTGTCATTATCATGGTTTTTTACCGGTAATTTAGCCAGTTCATGGGTCTTTTCAAACTTCAACACAGGCAGAAACTGAATATTTGGATCAACATCACGACTATTGGTGTTATCTTTACTATACATGATACTATGATAATATGGTTTCAATAGAAATCAATATGTATAAATAATATTATGAGTGAAGAACTTAACGAAATGGTTGGTGATTTACTATCTCAACTTAAAGAGGTAAAGAAAGAAGCCGAAAAAAGCGAAAAAACGAGAGACGTTTTAACTAAAGAAAATTTAGAGAAATTTGTAATTGAAAATGCAGGCAGATTGGTATCAGAAAGCATGGAAATAGTTACTAATGTAAAAGATTATATAAGTTCTGCCCCAGAGAGTAAAGATGTAGGTTCCATGTCAGAACTCATAGCTGCTACATCCACTGCACTTGAAACTTTGAATAAAATTATCATAAGTGACAAGAGAAATGAAACATTAGTGCAAGTAAAGGATATGGATATAAAGAGTAGGAAAGAAATAAAAGAGGCTGATAATAACAATAGATTATTAGCGACCAGAGAACAGGTTTTTAAAATGCTCATTGAAAGTGCTAATAAGAGTGCAAAAATAATTGATACAGAGATTGTGGAACTTGAAAATAAGAAAAAACAAGATTAATTCTTGTTTTTATCACATTCAAAAAACTTGCTAGAAAAATTCTTAAATAACTTGTTAAAGTCAAATAAATTAGTAAAGAATTTCTCTATATCGTTCCATAGTTTTTCAAATTTATTACCTATTTTCTTAAGCATATCTTCAATTCCATCAAAATCAAATGTTAATAATGCTGAGAAGTCTAAATCGCCTATTATAGGTAATTGGAAATTGCATACTAAATCTTTTACCTGTTGAGCCAATTCCAGTACACCTAATGGGTTGCTTGCCAGATCTTTGAAATTGGTATTGGTAGCAATTGCAGCCAGTTGTGGGAATGATCCTAAGTCTATTGATGGCAGAGATAGATCTATGAATGGAATTGAATTTAATGTGTTGGTTAAATTTGAAGCCATGCTTTCAATGGATTGTACAGCTTGTAGAGGATTTGCAAAGCTTATAGCATTAATATTTGAAGTATTTGATACATTTTGTACAAATCCGCCTAGTTCGCCAAATATGGAGGTAACAGGAGCAACCGCTTCATTGAATGTATTAGATAAAAATGTTATCGATTCACCAATAAACGGTTGAGCTAACTGTAAAGCGCCACCTGTGCCCAATTTATCTGTAAGTGAGCTAACAAAAGATAATTTATCATTCAATCCTAGTGTACTGTCTGTTAATTCTTGCTGTTTAGTTACTTTATTTTTTGGATTTCTCGAAACAAATTCAGGAAATTGCTGTTGGCTAGTTTGATTTAAAAAGGTATTGTTTATAGATTGTGTATCAGCTGGTTGATTGCTGTTTGTTAGTTTAGCTACACCAAGAACTTGCCCAATAGTAAAGTTTGAAGTGCTTTCTCTGTACTTGTTTTGTAAGATATCTACAATTTGATCTCGACCTTCAACATTAATTGTATAAGAAAAATCGGGTGTTTTTTGAATATTGAAATTATCATAATCTCTTAAATTTAAACTAATGTCATCGTTTATATTTGAGTGGTATTTAATGTATTCATACCGGTCACCAAAGTATGTATTTAGCTCAGAAACATAATTTTGTATATTTTTCTTGAAATAATTAAAAAATACCAAGTCGTTTACAAGGTTCTGACCATGTGCAACACTAGAATCAACATATAAATTGCCATTATATGTGCTCTTTTGAACTTGAACTAAGTTGTTTCTAAAAACTCTATTTGTAAAAATGCTTAATTCTGCGCTATTTTCTAGAACTGCTTTGCTTATTTTATTCTTTAAAGATGAAGGTAGAGTGGTAGAGAATCCTTTATCAGAATTTAGATCGCTCACAAGTAAAGTAGAGTCGTCACTGATAGTAGTTAAGTTGTATAATGTTCCAACACTATCGCTCATAGGAGCAAAAAAATTCTGCTTATTATTAAGTTTTTCAAGCACTGCATTTTTAACTTCATCTACAGAACTATTGAATTTTTTAATCCAGTAAACCTTAAAATCATGCTGCTGTGTTTTTAATTTTGAATCAAGCTCCACAAAGAAATCAATTAAGCTTTGAATGGGATTGGAGCTTTTTAATGCGTTTCTATAATCCATAGCTATGTCTATAGAATTGCCCATGTAATTTTCACCGGCTTTAAATCCTATTTGTTTTTTAAAATCAGTATATTTCTCTAAGAACTGTCTTGAATTTGTAATGTTACTATCAATTAATTCAGGAAACAGAGTTTTGACGTTAAATCTGTTATTAAGAGGTATATTGGTTATCATTAGATACTATTCTCCTGTAAGAATACGTTACTTGAATTGTATGTCTTTACACATCTTAATTCATTTATGTATTCATTTTTTTCAAAAATATGCTTTACCTCAATAACAAAATATACACCTAAAATTTTAGTATCAAAATCACTATCTGAAGTGCCACCATCTCTATCTATACCTATGAACGTACCTGCTTGTCTGTGAGTTGAACCTGGTACTTTAAAATATACTATATTATTTAAAAAAATTGTATCAAATAATGCTTCGTTTCTACCCATGTTCAAGCGCTGCTCGGGATTATCGCTAAAAATTGAAAAAATGTTATTAATATTTTTTTGACTAGTTCTAAGACTACCTGGAACAAAGTTTTTATATGGGCTTGTTTGACATACTCCTTTGAATGGCTTTACATAATTATTTTCATAAGCTTCCATAACTTTTTGTATGCTATTATTAGAAAATTCAATATTAAAAGTCTTAGAGTCACCGTCATGGCTATGAACAATTTGTGAAGCAATGTGCTTTTGTGTGAGAATACCAGGCATAGGGTCATAAGAGAAATTATTTATAGTGCCGAAAGATTTAAAAAATAATGATTCGCTTGGAACACGTGCAGAAACTTTTTTTATGTTGTACGTATTGTAGGAATCAGAATAATTACCTAACTTAAAAGTTTCTAGATACAAATCACCGCTATTTTCACTGGTAAAGCTACTTTGTTTTACTGCGTTTTTAAAATAATCTGAAAGACTTATCAACGAAAATTCACTTGTATATCTGTCGCATTCAAGTATACATCTATCATAATTATTATCTTTTGATGAAACATGTCTGCTCATTAAATAGTTTAAACAATCTATGCCTTTATAATTAACAGGAGAAGAAAAAAAGATTTTTGTACTACCGGATTCAAAATTATTACTAAATTTTATAGATAGATTTGCGTCTTTAAAAAACGTTGAAAGAAATGATTTTATAGCATCACCAGTAAAAACACTTCTGTCTTGATTAGAAAGATCTTGAATTAACTCATTAGTTTCTAATAAGCTTGCTGTATTAAAATACGAGTTTTTATATTCCAATATATCGCTATGCAAACCTCTCAAATAAAGTTTTTTAAATTTTTTACCAGGCATATCTCCTAGTATTTCTTCTGTATTGTATATGGCCATGCTCAATCTTATTCTAAATACGTTGCTTTGCTTTGCGTTATCAAAATCATTCTTGAAGGGTGAGTCTTCCAGCTTGGGTATTATATCAATGTAAACAAAATCTCTTGAATCGCCTTTTAAAATAAACCCCCGATCACTGCTCTTGGTTTCGTTAAAATAGTCGCCAGTTAAATTACTGGCTGATTTATTCTGCTGATTGATATCAGCTACTCTTTCTAAGGAATCTAAATAATTGTTTAAAACTAAATAACCAGTATGTTCGATGTTATCAATATTATCTTGCAATACTAAAGTTTCTATTGCTCCTATTTGAACTTCCTGACTCCTACCATCAGCATTTACAATTTGTACCTTAAAATAATAGGGACTCCTATCTATGACAGTATTAGGATTAACAGCATTTTCTTGATATATGCTCATAAACGTTTGATAGAATTTTGTATTTCTCTTAATACAAGATTTACATAATCAGGTTTTATTATTTTTACTATCATTCCTCTTTCAGGAAATTTTACCGGATTTCTTATTTTATTCAACATGCATATTAACCACCATAAATGAATAGTTTTATATGCATTATAGCTAACTGTTGTCCAAGGCATTTTATCAGTAATAGTTATATAGACTAAAGCATTTTTATCAATGTCATCAGGAAAGCTTATGCTCTGAATTAAGTTGTAAACATAGCTACGTTTTTCTTTGTTCTCATAAAGTTTAAATATGTTCTCATACCTAATGCTGTCTAAGCTGGGCAAAAAAGGTATATTGTTTTGATGTTTGCCATCCATATGTATATTTATTTAAGTTATTGATTAGTAAGTGATTGTGCTCTATCAAGTATGCCTTCAAGTGCTGTGTTAAATGCAGGGTTAGTTTCATCACGTAGCAATGTTCTTGTTGTTACTATACTTGATTCATCTAGAACATTATACATAGTGTTTTTTGTATCAGCAATCAAACCTTTTACTGTTATTCTGATTACATAAGCATCAGGAACTATGGCTCTTACAGGTATGAATTTGTTTTGTGATGTGACAAGGGATGGCGCAGCAGGTCCCACAAATGCAGGGTTCTGAGGCTCATCTACCCTTAAGTTACCCACTGTTGCCAAGTTAAAATTCAACTCTCTTCTGGAACCTTGAAATTCCACACTGATGGAAGATATATAAGCATATGGCATAAACTTTACACCGGGAATTCTTATTTCATAAATTACCGGGGGTTCAACTATAGAGCTATTCTTTCTTGCAGGTTTGTTGTTATACATTAATAAAAACAACAATTGCCAATTTTTTACCACATCATTGAATGTTGCCGATCCAGTATTAATTAAGGGAAAGTTAAAACTTATTTCTTCTCCTTCAGAAGAGTAATTAAAGAATTTAGCCTGTTCTACAAATGAAATCTTTGTTGGGGCATTGATTACAGAGGTCATTTCTTGAACGCCTCTAACAAGATCCACTCCGCTTTTCAAAAGACCCAGAAAAGGGTTTGATGCGTCATTGGAGAAACTGCTATTAGATGAGCCACTGTAGTTATCAAAATAAGGCAAGTTAAATACCCAACCTGTTGGCTTGGTTATATACAAGTTTTTATATGGGAACAAGTAATTGCTTTTGTTTGCATTTAGGGTAGTATTTTCATCTGCAACACCTGGTATTGTATCTAAAGCGGCTTTGATATATCTATCTGTAAATTCTGCCGCTTGTCCAACTTTATTTTGTATATCTTGTGAGTTGTTGTTAGTAACTAAATTTAATAAATTTCTTGCTGTTTCATTATTTTCCAGATTCGTTAATCCTTCCCTTACGTTTTGTGATGCAACACCGTAGGTGTATTTGAGTTGCGCTACTAATGCATTTGTCTTGAGTCTTAGCTCTCTTAATATGATTCTGGGTACTTCTTGCCTTGAATCAGTCAATTTTGAATAAGTCCAATAAAAATCTTTAACTACATCAACCACGCCCCCCTGGGGACTGTCTGAAGATGCTGCAATTAATCCACCACCAATAGGTGTATTGTTTGTGGATACCAGTTGTGGTGGATTAGTATCACTATCAAAGTTTAACTCCGATTCATTTCTATCAATAGATATGGAAAATAAACTCATTATACCTTGCCCCCTGCAAACCTTGATCTGATATCAAGACTTGAAGAATTTGTACCAGCAAAATTCATATTTGCTGATTGATTCATAACACTAATTACCCCGGGTTTTGCAAGGCCGGGCAAATTAACCATGGCTGTTAATAATGCTACCATTTGTTCTTGTAATGAAATTTCCTTTGTAGAATTAATAGCAGTTGTTTTAATTCCTTTTGCAACTTCTTCATCTTTAACTAAGGGTGGTTTCTCTTCTTCTTTGGGTGCTGATTTAGGAGCTGCGGTTTCCTGTGTTTTTAATCGATTGTATGGGCTAAATTTTTCATTTTCAGCTTCTTCAAGAGCATGTTGTCTCTTTTTTTTCATTCTA